TGTTAAACAAAGTTAAAAGAATAATTTAACACAAAATAACACGCCAACCGCTTGCAGGTGAAATAAAATGCGTATATTTGCATCGTGTTAAACAATTAAATACTTAAACAAATGAAAACAACAGATTTAATTTTTGAAAATCAGAAAGTGTTAAACGCAATGCAAAACTTGGTATTGCAAAGTAAGAAACACATTGAGTTTTTGGCTGCAAATGCGCCCGAAATTCGCACCAACTTGGAAAGCGTTGCCGAAAGTATGCAAACGCTCGCCGATATGCTGGAAAATCAAATCGTTTTTAACCGTGATACACGCATCAAGTTTGCGAAAGAAATCGCCTGCAAAAATCAAGCGTATGATTTTATCGCAACTGAAAAACTTGTCGGTAGTTTCAAAACCTTTTGCGAAAGTTACCCGACAAACTTGTACATCGGTTTAACGGGCGTTGATATAATGCAAGACAAATAATCAGCAATGCACAAAGAAAAGGCGGTAACAATCAAGTTGCCGCCTTTCTTTTTATCCTGCCTTTCAGTTACTCAATATAAACGCCGTCAGACAAAGCCGCATATATCATTTCTTGTTCCTCTGTCAGCATTTCGGCGGTGTGTATGGGTGTAACATCATCGAACACGTTAAACCCTCTGAAATCGCCTAAAATGCCCGTTTGTCGGTCGGTGTTTCGCCCGTTGCTTGCGCTCTCGTACCACTTGCAGTAAATGTAGGGTTCTAAACCGTAATATAACATTTCGTTCCAATCATCGCCGCCAACGGTTTTAACTTGGGTGCTTGGTGAAAGGTATATTATTTCGCTGCTTGGCTCTGTTTCCTCAACTTGGAAAATAACCCCGTTGCAGGACAAAAGCGCAACCCCGTTGCCCGTTACCACGTTTATAACGTACTGCAAAGCAATCGTTTTCCCTGCATAATCGTTATTGAGGTTTACAAACCCTGCAAACGGCAAGAAAATTTGTATTTCGCTTTCGTAGTCGGTGTTATCCTCATTGTGCGCTGGTACAACTGCCGTACCGAAATCAAGTGTTATTTTGTCTTGCGCTGGTTGGTGGCAAGATACGCCCGTGTTGTAGTTACAGCATCTTATTACATCGGTGCTGCTTGCGCCTATGTTGGTGTAAACACGGCGTATCTTGTTCACGTATGCTCCCAAATCTATGTTTTCGTATATGGGTGCGCCCGTGCTTGGGTCTGTGCCCGTTTCCTTGAAAAACCGTTTGCCGCTAAACTCTGCCAATTCGTCAAGCGTTACCAAATACACGTTTATAGCCCCGTATTGCTCGCCCACAACGGTAACGGGGTACGCTTCCGCAACTACTCCTATACTTTGATAATCGCCTAACAAAATTTGCCCCGTTGCGGTCTGTTTATCCTCTGAAACGGTTAGCGGTTTATTTTGATAATATCCGTTTTCGTCTTGGTATGAAAAAACGGGTATTTTCATTTCGTCCGTATCATCAAACGCCGTGTTCGGGTTAGCTTTCAAAACAACGCTTAACGTGTCGCCCTCAAACAAATGTTCGGGTAATTCGGGGTCTGCATAACAATTACTTAAACTTGGTTCTATCATTATAGCGTACAAGTATTGCCCCGTTATCGTTACGGGCTTTGTCGGGTCTATATCCGTAACGGTTGCCGTTGCTATGCTTCCACGTTCCAAAACCTCAACTTCCATTTGTATGGTTTTCGGTTGTCCGTCCGTACCCGTATAATTTACGGTAGGTTGCTTAAAACGGTATCTTGGATAACTACCATTAACCGTAAAAGTTGCCGTTTGTCCGTCATACGTGTGTTGTTCGGTCGTGTCCGCTATTTCGTTTGTAACTGTTAGTTCGGGTGTTCCCTCGCTGGCTGTCGTACCCGTAAGCGTGAAACTCTCGCCCGTGTCGGCATCGTCATACTCCCAACTTGCCGTTTTACCGTCTGGCGAAATTGTCAACTCCTTTGTATCGGGGTAGCCGTAACTGTCCGTAAAATCCACTTGCGCCGCCGTTATCTTGTAACCCTCGTTTGCCGTTACTTGTATGCTCGCATCATAATAACTGCTTCCCTTTGTTCCCGTTGCGGTCGTGTTCGGTATGTTGTTTATAACTTCCAAATCGTTTTCGCTTCGGGTGTTTCCCGTGATAGTTATTTCCGTGTCTGCATCGGTGTCGGACAACTCACCAAATGCCCAAACCTTTGCGCCGTTTTGCTCCAAAACAACGCTTTTCGGGTAGCCGCTTGTGTTGTTATAAACCGCATTAATATCGCCTACAAACAAATAACCGTCATTCGTTCTTACGTTTATATCCCAATAACCGCCGCTTGCGTTCCACTGGCTGTTATCATCGTGTGCGTTAGGTATATTTACAATTACTGCCATACTCTTTTAATTTTCGGTTGTTCCTTTCAAAGTTACCATAATAATGCCGCCCGTTTCATTGAGTAAGCCCGTATTTGCAAACGGCACTTTTTCAAAATTCGGCTGGCGGTCGAAAACCGTTTCACGGTTGGAAATATACGGGTTCGGGTTGTCCGCTTCGCTGGTGCGCCCCGTTGCCGCCAAAATTTGCGTTTCGTAGGTTTTAAGCACATCCACACGCAATACAAGTTCGTAGGCGTTGTTTCCCTCAAAACTTACCCTATCCACGAAATAATAACGCCCCAAATCGGGGATATAACAGTAATTGAAAGTCGGTCGGGGTTGCTTTCGTAGTGTAACGGTCGGGCGCAACACATCGAAAGTCTGACGCAAATCGCCCTCAATCGCCGTAAACTCGCCCAACTGCTTGTTTACCGTGTTCGGGTGTCCGTTGTATGAATAAAAGTTTATCGTTGTCATATCATCAAGAAAAAAGGCGGTGCGGTGCGCTTTCACCTGCACCCACACCGCCAAAGTTAAACAATCTAATACCTATTGAGTTACTCAATAAAGAATACTACAAAGTTTTCGTTTGTATCGTTGAAATACCCGGCATCAAACTTGTAATAGTTGTTGAAAAACTCTGCCTTTGCGTTGTAGTTGGTCGTTACCCGTCTGTCAAGATTGCAAACGCCCAACGCATCACGGTCGAACATTACGCCCAACACGCCCGAAATTTCAACGGCTTTGCCGCCGCTTTCCTTGATATTAATGTTTCCCGTGCTGGCAAACTCGTAGTTCTTTCCGCTTCCCTGCCAAAAAGGTACGGTTTCGGCTTGCGGCAAAAGCACATCGCCACGGTTGAACGTGTCAGAATAAAGATAGGTTTGCGCTGCCTTTGCAAAGTCGGACAAAAGTACAACGTGCAACATATCTTTCGGCGTAAATCTTTCCTTGCCGCCAACATTGAACACGGTCGAAATGCTTTGCAGGCGGTCGGCGTAAGTTCCCATTACGTAAGACGCAAAGCGGATAAAATCGGGGTCGGTTATCGCCTTTGCCGCTGTCAGTGCGTCAGGGTTCGGGGTCGGCTCGTCATCGCCTTGCGCTGGTGTTGCAGGGAAATACTTGTCATTGTACAACTTCAAAAGGTTTACACAACGTGCCGTGCTTGCGCTGGAAAGGTCTGCACTGGCTAAATTGCCTGCACTACCGCCAAACGCAACCGCATCGGCTAACACGGTTTCCGCAATCATGTTGTTAATAGTGCGCATGATTAAAGCGTCTGCCTTAATTGTCATGCTCTTTTCAACCGCTGCATAAATCATCGAAATAAAGCCGTTGAGTTGTGCGGCGTTGCTGAAACTTTCCTTAACCTGTCTTTCGGTGATTGATACGGGCACTTCAAACGTAACCTTGCTATTGAAAAACTTTGCCGTTACGGTCGGTTTGTGGAAAACATCTTGGTCGTAACTTTGCCCGTCCGTCAAATTCCACGTGTCGTTTTCCTCTGCTTCGGGTACATCGGCACTTATTTTCTCCAACACGCTGCCAAATTCCCACGCATCCATAAGCACAGACGGCACTTTGCCCGCATAAGGTCGGTTTACGAAAATCACTTTGCCGATATGGTTTACAAGTGATTTAACGTAGTTGTCAACTGCATTTTGGTTAAACACTTCCGTGCCTAAATCCACAATTCCCGTAAGGTCTTCGGTAACAATATCAGTGCGCCCCAAAACCTCACCCGATACGCTGTTAATAAGCGTGTAAATCTGTTTTACTTCCATATTGCTAAAAATTAAAATTAGTTATTCGTAAATACTCGTTGTAATCTCGCTTACAAGTGCAAAGATAATGTTTTTTCTCCAATTATCACGCCTTAACTGCAATTCTTTTGCAATTTCGCCCGAAATTGATTTGCTTGCGCCCGTTCCTTTGCTTGTTTCGGTCGTTTTGCGGCTTTCTGTGCGGTTTCTCTCATCGCCCACGGTCTTTCGGTCGCTGTCTGAAAAATCGGTGTCATTGAAAGCCTTGTTTGCGCCCGTTTCGGTGTTGTCCGTGCTTTCCTGCAAAGTAACCGTTTCCGTGCGTTCAATTTCGCCCGTTACGGGTGTCAGTACATCGTAATCGGCTAACATCGCCGCCGCTTCACGTTCCCAACCTTGCACGTTTACCGCAATCACCGCCGAAACAACATCGCTTGCGTTGTCGCTGGTTATGCTGTTTACAACGGTCTTGCCGCCGTACATCAGTAAGGCGTAAGCGTCTAACTTGGTCGGGTCGGTATCGCCGAAAATTGCGGCGTACTCTGTCGGATATTCGGTCTTAAAAACGGTTGCGAATATGCCGTTACCCGTTGTAAATAGTTCGCTGTATTTCATTGCTTATCCTCTTTGTTTTCGTCTGTTTCCTCTGTTTCCTCTGTTTCCTCTGTTTCGGTATCGTTACCGTCCGTTTCCGTTTCCGTTTCTTTCGTTTCCTCTGTTTCCGTGTCGTTTCCGTCTGTTTCGGTGTCGTTTCCGTCCGTTTCGGTTGTTTCCTCTGTCGGGTCGGGTTCGTCTGTCGGGTCGGGGTCTTTCGTAGCCGTTTCCAAATCAGCCGCCAAAGCGTTGTAATTATCCCTTTCCAAACCCCAACTGCTTGCAAGTTTAACCGAAATTTCGGTGTCAAACATTGCGTTAATCTTTTCAACTGCATTTTGTCTTTCTTTTAGCATATTATCCACATACGGCAAAAGTACATCTACATTCATGCTTACCTCGCCCAAATTAAGGCGTTCCCGTTTCATGTTGTAGTTTGCATTTAGTCCCAACTCATTGTACATACTTGCCTTGTAGTACTGTATCAGTTCAATAAGTTGCGTAATGTACACGCTGTTTGTAGTCGGTGCGGTCTGCATATTAACGCCCTTGAAAAAAGCGTTTTCCCCGATAATAGAAAACTCGCCGTCTTGTATCTTGCGCAAAAACTCATCGGCACTTTGTTTCGTCTTATCATCGCTGGCACTTATCAGCATTGTAATACGGGTTAATACGCTGGCGGTGTTCAATGAAATAAGCCCGTCAGTATATAAAACTGCATAACGCCCAATCAGCGGCAAAAGGCTTTCGCCGTTGCTGTCATTCTCAATCAAAACCCCGTCTTTCTGTATATCGTAGGTCTTGTTTAACTTTAATGCAGGGTTCGCCACGGTGTAAAGCGTTGCCCGTCCGTAAACATCGGGTTCGCCGCCCTTGCCGCCCGATAGCGCATACAAAACGCCGTCCACGCTGGTAACAAAAGCGTTGCCCGTTGTCTGCAAAAGCCGCTCCAATTCTTTTTGCGGTATGCTTTCGGGCAAACCCTCGTACTCAAACATACTTTGAGTTTTCGCCAAAGTGTTCGCAATAAATTCGGTTACGGCGGTGTCCTTATCCCTTATTTGCGCTTGGTACAACTTGTAAATGTTATCTTTCCTTTTCATCTGTCAAAACTTTAATTAGGGTTGTAAGTTCGGCTAACACTTTCGTATTTTCCGCAATCGTGTCTTTTAGGTGTTCCGTTTCTTCTTGGTGCGCCTGCCTTTGTTTCACCATATACCAAAACAGTGCGCCACACATCACAATCGGAAAACCCAAACTTGAAATGATTTGAATAATAGTATTTGCGTCCATATCGTTATTATTTAGTTACTACTTGCAAAGATAGGCATTTTATTTGTAAAACGGTCGGTTTGGCACGAAATTTGCACCAAACCGCCCGTAATTTTCATTTCAACGAAACTATGTTTGTCTTTGCGCTCGTAATTAAATAATTGCGCACAATTTCGCCTATTTCGTTGTCTTGGTAGAAAACTTTGTCTATTGCGAAAAACCGTGCGACTTGTTGTTCAACGTAACTTGCCGTACTTAACAACTTGCGTTTGTAGTTCGGTTTGCCGTTCATTTCAAGCGAATAAATAAGGCTGTTTTCCTCATCTTTTATCGGGGTTGTCTTTGCGTGTATGTACGTAAAACATTCGTTGCCTACTTGGATAATGTTGCCCTGCAAAACAACATCGTTAAACTTGATATAGTACACAAACAAAACGTCTTGCGGCTTGTACTTGCACGGCAAATGCGGATAAACGGCAAGTTCCCATTTACCGCCCGTAATCATCTGCAAGTTTTGATTATCGAAACAAAAGTATTTGTTGCTGGCTTTATGTTGTACGGTGCTGCTGCAATACTCAACCGCCACTATTGCACCGTGTTCGCCAAAGCGGTATATATCAATCGTGCCTTGCTCCATGAAAGGCACTTGCTTCAACCCCATTTCGGTAAAATACGGGCAAAACTTGTTTACAGTGTTCCCCAACATGAAAACCTTAACATCGTTGCGCTGGCGTATTATCGTGCTTAAAAGGTTCATAAACAACATAAACTCATCGGGCAAATAATAACGCCGTGTCAGAAACTCATCAAACACAATCGTTGTAACATTCGGGTAACTGCTGCTTTTTTCGTGTTCCTGCTCCGAAAGGCAAAACCCGTAACAAAACGGGGTTGTGTCGGGTGTCCGCTTGTTTTTCTCTGCATCGTAGTACGACAAAAACCATTTGTTCGACATATAGAACACTTCATTAAATTTGCCCTCTGTCAGTTCCTCAATAAGCCCGTTTGCGGTGTGATTTGCAAACAGACTTTCGGCACGTTTACCCCTCAAATCCTCACGCCAACGGCGTATGTATGCCATTTGCTTGCCCGTCTTGACATAGTTTTCCAAACCATATTTTAAGGCGGCATAAGTCTTGCCGTTTGACCGTTCGCCAAATATAACATTATAATCGGCGTTCTTACTTAAAATCGCTTTCAAGTCGTAAAATTTCGGCTTTTCTGCCTTTGTCTTTCTTGTAGTCATAATCTTGTTATTTTAGTCCTTAAATTTGATACCTCGCAAATAATTTATATACATAACCGACAAAGATAGGCTGTACCCTGTCGGTTCTAAATGTACGCCGGTGCGTTCGTTGTAGTGCGCCGTGCTGCCTTTGTAGTCGGTTATCTCGCCTTGTATCTCGTAGTCAATGTAAGTATGTATGTTTTTGCCCGTTGCCGCTGGCGGTATATCCAAATAGTTGGTAAACGCATCAAATATCCCGTCAGCCCCGTACTTTTCAATAAGATACGGTATTGCGGCTTTCTTGTTTACGCCCGAAACGGTTAAACTGAAATCGTATGCCCGTCCGCCTGCTTTGAGTGCGTTCGGTTCTTGCACCATGTAGCGTTTTGCACCCAAAGTCTTAAACCTCGTATATGTACCTTCAAAATCCCACACGCCCAAAGTCTTTGTTATGCCTTTTATCGTTTGCGGCTCGCAAAGCGAAAACGGCAAACCGTGATATTTGCAGGCGGCACGCAATTTCATTTGCACCTGCATATTATACGCCTTGAAATACGCTTCATGCGCCTTGCCGTTCATTATTTTAATGCTGTCGGTGTCGCTGTATATGTAATCGTCTTTCGCTTCATGTATGCCCGTGAAAAGGTTGCGCCGTGCGTATGCGGTTACAAAGATACCCCACGGGTAAAACAAGAAACGGTTTTTGCTGGTGTTGTACTTGTATAGTAGTTCCTGCTTTTGTTCGGGCGACATTGAGTTAATATCCCATTCGCCGTTATATGTAAACTCATCACGCAACGGGTTTGTTACACTCATACCGTAACAACTGTTTAACATTTCCTTGCTGTTAAGGTATTCGACTTCTTTGCCCTCAACCCCTTTTAATTTCGTCTTGCTTTCATAAAGATGCAGTATAGATTTTACAAACGGTGTCGGCAAATAGTCTTTCTTGTAACAGTACATTTCACCCACACGCATACTTTGCCATGAATAAAAGTTTTTGATTATATTAAAATCCACGTCCGTAATTGTCAGCGCAATTTTTGCAGCCGCCACAATACGCCCGTTATTCTCGCACGGGTTTTCCTTAACAAAACATTTGCTTGCGCTTATCGGGTTGTCTTGCGTTTCGCTGGCAAATATGTTGGTAAACTCAATATCGAACACGCAACAATACTTTGATATTAAAAACTCAAATTGCGCCGTACTTTTGACCGCTATCGCCACGCCTTGCGACATCGGATATTTTTCCGCTATCATTACATAGGGGTAACTGCTTGTAAAGTCGTAACTATCCACGTTGTACATTATTTCGTCTGTATATTCGGCGTTGGCGTGTGTAAAGCCGCCTGCAAACGCACGTTGCAGCATATTAAATTCGTTCATGCCCGTAATTTGTAGTTCCTGCATCAAGTTCACGTAATCCCAATTCGGTACGGTCTTTCCTGCATCGCTCTTTTCACGTAAACAGTGCGCACGGCAATACTTGCGCACAAACCCCGTCTTTGTTATCGGTATGTGCGTTATCCCCTTGCTTTCCTCAATACGTTCTTGTATGTAGCACATCACTACTTTAATATCGTTTATACAGTAGTGTATTTCCGCATCAGTTAGCGGCGTTTCGCTGTGCCTTATTTGCTGGTAGTCTAAATCGCCGACGGCTTTTTCACACTTGTATTTCATAAGTTGCTCGCCCAACTTTGCAAGCGAATAACCCGAAAGCAAGTAACTACAACGAAACTCTATGTTACCCGTTGTTATTGCGTATATCGGTTTACGTAAATCAATACTGAAAACCCGTTGCCACTCAAACCACTTGCGCAAAAACTGAAATTCGTATGAAAGGTTATGCACATACACAATAAGGCGTAATTTGTCGGATAACTGCAAAACCTCGCTTACGGTCTGCATCATCGCAACAAACTCGCCCCACGTACGCCCCATTATCGTATATCCGTTTATGCCAAACTGCCAAACGTACATTATAGCGGCTTTTTCTAATTTCGCCTTGCGCCCGTTGCTGTCCTGCATACGTTGCACTTGCTCGTATGTGTATGCCCGTCCGTCCGTATCACGGTAAAAACTTGTTGTTTCAATATCAAACGCACACGGTATATTATAAAACCGCTCGCCCTTGCTGTTTCCGATAATGTTTTTTTCATTTACGGAGGCTTTCAGTATTTCGTTTATTTCGGTCGGGCTGTTTATTCTTTCTTGTAACTCAAAAGGTATTTTTTTCATAACCCAAACTTATTAAAGTTGCGCAATATGCGTTCTATATCGTTTTGCATATCTTCCATTTGGTCGGCTACCTCATTTGCCTGCCTTTCTATCTCGGCATCAATCGCCCGTGATATGCTTTGCGCTTCACTCTCAATTTGGGTGCTTATATCGCTTGCGCTTTGCTCCATTTCGCCCGTGAAATCCTTGTATCGCATCAAATAGCGTTCCACGAAATCACTATCCGAAACGCTGTTTAACTTGCCTTGCAAGTTCCTTGCCATTAAATTGTACTCATCGGGCGTTAAATCGTACATACGTTGCAGGTGTTGCCCGTACTGCTTTGCACCTGCCGCCGTGCTGGTTGGCTGGCGTAAAAATGAAATCGCCTTGCCGTACTCAATTTTTAGCGTGTTCCAATCGCCTTTCATTGAAAATTTGGTAAACCCTTTTATATCGCCTTTGTTCAACGCTTGCACGGCTGGCGAAAGTTGTCCGCTTTGCTCTATATTCTGTATTCGGCGGTTCGCCATTTGGAAAACCCTTGCAATCTCTTTTCTATATTCGGGGCTGCTTTCCACGGCTTGCAATATCTCTTTTTTTATTTTCGCCCGTTGTGTTGCGCCGAAAACAGATTTTGTAAACTTAATCTTAAAACCTAACTTTGCCATAACGGTATTATATTAAATAGGGGTTACAAACATTGCAACCCCTACAAAGTTAAACATAACTTTTCAAACTCTTACAAATCCACAAACGAAATAGAGTAACACTTCTTGCCGTGGCTCTCATACTCGTAAATTGTGTAACCAACTTTGCCGTCTTTGATAGTTTGTACTGCCTCATCATCGGCAAGTATTTCACGCACCGTTTCGGCGGTGTGGCTTGGCAAGTTCACCAACCGTTTGTTTTTCTCATCAATAATTACGGGGCTGTCGCCTAATTGTGATTTATGCACATAAAGCCCGTTGATTTTGTGTATTACATCTTTGCCGCCCTCGCTTTCAGACTGGAAAATATCGGCTAACTTGGTGTACTGAAAATCGGTTGTGTCAATGCCAAACGTGGTCTTGTTAAATTTACTTGCAAAACTTTTCATTGTAGTAATCTTTTAATTGTTAAACTTATTGTTAATTATTCGGCTGTCTGTCCTTGCGGTTCACCGTCAAACGGCAAATTCGGTTCGGGGTTGGCTTGCGGCTTCAAGTCCATAAGCCACGCACGAAAGCGGTTTATTTTCATAACCGCACGCTGGTTGCGGCAAACTTCATTACACGCCATAAGGCCACCCAACGCCGACAAAGCGGCAAAACTAAACTCGTCAAATGCGTTTCTTTTTTCGTCCATTGTAGTAAACTTTTAATTGTTAAACATAGATTTTTTGAATTTCAACGTACCGTTGTGCTTTACAACCGTTGTGTCAGTTGTTACTATCGTTGCCTTGCCCCGTACCGTTGTACCCTTTGAAACGGTACACCCCTGCAAAATTGCAGATAGAAACAACATCGCCCCACAAACGGCAAAAATCATTACACACATAGCAACTTCTTTAATTGCTTCTTTCGGTTGCTCTTTGAAATGCTGTATCAACTCTTTCATAATTTCAAAATGTTTAATTGAACACTGCAAAGATACAACATTTTTCTAACATACAAGCATAAGCGCACAAATTATTTTCGTTTTAACTTTTATTAACTCTTGGTG